AATGATCTCGTTAAAAACCTCAAAGAGAAGAAGTTTCCAGAAGTACGTAAATGGTGTGTCAATAATCTGGACAATGATCCTGCTGTACTTTTGCGTCGCATTTATGATGCTCTTTTTGCATCCCTTGAAGGGCCTTCTATTGCTGCTGCTGTTCTCATTATTGCTAAGTATCAGTATCAGATCGCATTTGTGGCCGACCAAGAGATAAATCTTTTGGCATGTTTAACTGAAATTATGGTGGAGTGTGAATTTAAATGAAAGTATCAAAACAAGTAGAAGATAGTGTAAAGGACGCTATTGAAAATCTTCGTAATGCATTAGCTTTTGCAGCAAGATCTGAGGAACCATATGTTGCGAAACATATTGCGGATAAGATTATGGATCTTGATATGCTTATTCAAGTTAATAATCTAATATCACATCTGGAGGATCATGAATCAAGAACTGATTAGAATTTTAAAGCAGTATGCTTATCGACATGGTAGAATTAAACTTTCTTCTGGTAAAGAGAGTGACCATTATGTGAACTGTAAACCAGTTATCCTTACAGGTAAAGGTTTACAATTAGTATCTGAATTGATGCTAAAAGAAATTGATACTCCTTGCGTTGCAGGACTTACTCTTGGTGCCGATCCTTTGGTATCGGGGGTTGTTTTAGTAGGGAAAGGTGCAGGTTTAATTATTAGAAAGGAACCTAAAGGTCATGGTACACAGTCTCAGGTAGAAGGTCCCTTGCCACCATTGGGAACTGCTATAACTGTATTGGAAGATGTAACCACAACAGGTGAATCTGCCATGAAAGCAGTTGATGTTTTGAGGAATTTGCAGTATAATGTGAATAGGGTTGTAACTATAGTTGATCGTCAAGAAGGGGCTTCTGAGTTTATGGAGTCCCAAGGTGTTGAACTTCGCAGCCTTGTTAAGTTAGAGGAGTTAATCGGTGCCCAAGAGGAAGAAGAAGTACGCCCCATTTAAACTGGATTGCTTCGGGTTCCTTGGAATACTTCTAGTCATTAGTGGTATTGGATCACTCGTCTTTGTTTATTATGCCCTTATAGAAATTTTGAAATGAAACTCAACAAGAAACAACGTCATCAAGTTAAGTCTAGATGGTATTATATCTTCTGGGGTACTGCTACCTTTGCAGTATGTGCTGGACAGTTATTTGTAGGAAATGGTTTCCGTAGAATGGCTGAAAGTCTTGATAATGTATTGGAGTCTCCTATCATTATTGATTTTGGAATGAGACGAGCTCCTATGATGGCTCCTGATCATTGGGAAGAAGATGGTTTGTATCATCCTACTGATCCGCCACAGAGGGTTTGGTAATGCAATTATCGCCTGCTGATGCCAATTATGCAGCAGATAAATTTATTGATTACTTCTCCAATACAGGAAGGATCGATGAATATTTGCGTACCGTGAAGTTGGATCGTATTTCCAATCAACCCATGGCTTTGCCTGGGTTTGGGCCCGAGGATGATTTGTTCACAGAGTTTGATATGCATCCAGACGATATGGATATTAAGATCTATAACGCTGGAGATAAGGGTGGATTTAGTAATGAGTATTTTAATGAAAGATTAGAAGTCACTACTTCTCATGCCATTGAGAGTTCTATTCCTGGCAAATCTTTAAAGTGGATAGTAAAAGAAGGTAATACAGATAAGACTATTGGGTTCATAAGGTTCGGTTCTCCCACCATTAATTCCAAACCAAGGAATGATTGGTTGGGTAATGTACCAGAATTGAGTCGGTTTAACCGACATGCAATTATGGGGTTTATTATTGTTCCCACTCAACCGTTTGGTTTTAACTACCTTGGTGGAAAACTGTTAGCGATGTTGTGTTGTTCTCATAAGGCTAGGGAAGATTTAAATAGAAAATATGATTCGGATATTTGTTTATTTGAAACTACATCTTTGTATGGATCAACCAAATCTAATTCACAGTATGATGGATTAAAACCTTATATGAGATATAAGGGATTGACTGTTAGTAACTTCACTCCTTTACTCCATGATAATATTTTCAAGGATTTAAACAAGTGGTTCACTGCCAGAAATAATGATAAGTGTTTGGTTAAAGATGATGCCTCTAGTAGGAAATTAAAAATACAAACAAAGATGATATCCATCATCAAGAAATCTTTAGAAGATGAAACTAAATTGATGGACTTCAATGATGCTATTGTAGCTGCAAAGAATCTAACAGAACAAAAACGTTTCTATATGTCCACCTATGGTTTCAAGAATTCTAGGGAAGTTATACTCGGAGAGCAAGAGACTCTTGAGAAGGCTGAAAACTACGATAGATTCTCAGTTGATCAGATTATTTCTTGGTGGAGAAAGAAAGCTTCTCGTAGATTCGAGAACCTTAAAGAAGATGGAAGACTCCGAACTAAATTAGAAACTTGGAATACTAACCCAGACGAGATTGACATTATACGATGAAATATACTGTAGACATAGAGGCAGGTGATGCATTTGCAAAGTCTATACCTATTCCTAGTCATGGATTTGGTGGCATGTTTCCAGTACCTACTGGGTATGAGAAACCTGTCTTAGTATCTGGTGCTGATGGTGTTGGAACTAAACTTAATATATGCAGAGTTGCTAATGACTATACTACTATTGGTATAGATCTAGTTGCTATGTGTGTCAACGATGTGATCACCACTGGTGCGAAACCATTATACTTTTTAGATTATATTTCTACTCAGAAGATAGATGGTAATCTAGATCAGATAATGGAAGGTATTCTTAAAGGATGTGAGATAGCTCGTATAGAACTAATTGGTGGAGAGACTGCTGAACATTTTAGACAGAGGGACTATGATTTAGCAGGATTTTGTACTGGTATTGTAGAAGAGAATGAGATTGTAGATGGAAGATTGATTAAGAAGGGTGATAAGATTATAGGTTTTGCTAGTAGTGGACTGCATAGTAATGGTTATACTCTTGTCAATGATATGTTATGGAGACATAAGATAGCATGGAAAGATACTCCTGAGTTACTTACACCAACTACAATCTATGCTATGGAGATACAACATTTGATGCATAATATACCTATTTTAGGAATGGCACACATTACTGGTGGTGGTATTCCTGGCAATCTTCCACGGTGTATTCCTAATGGATTGACTGCATATGTTGATTATAACTCTTGGCCACTACCAGAGATCTTTAAGAAGATTCAACTTGCTGGTGAGATACCAGAGGAAGAAATGAAGAAAGTCTTTAATCTTGGTATAGGATATTGCGTGGTAGTACCACCTGATGTTACTATAGATAGTGACATACAATCATGGGAGATTGGAGAGGTGCTATGAGACTTGGAATCATGTGTTCTGGGAACGGTTCTAACTTTGAGAACATCGTTCATTCATGCCCTAAGCATGAGGTTAAGATCATGGTTTACAATAAGAAGAAAGCAAAGGCGAAACAGAGGGCAGAAAGATTGGGTATCTCGTCTTGTTATAGTAAGGACGAGGATGAAATCATTGCATTGTTTAATGCATATGAAATTGATATGATTGTCATGGCGGGGTGGATGAGAGTAGTTTCTAAGAAATTCTGTAATGAATTTGCAGGACGCATTATAAATCTTCATCCATCTTTGTTGCCTAAGTATAAGGGATTACATGCAGTTGAACAGGCCTTCAAGAGCGGTGATGATGTGACAGGATGTACTGTCCATTTCGTGACAGAAGAACTAGATTCTGGTACAATAATAAGACAACAGGAAGTTCCTATCCTGCCAGGAGATACTGTTGAAACTTTAACCAGAGCGATACAACAGGCAGAACATCAACTATTACCTTTGGTAATTAATGCATTATGAATGAGGAAATGGCGCAAGAGATTTCCAATTGGGAACAACAGTATCTTGATCAGGAAAAGAACCTCACTGATAGAGAGAAAGAAATCCTTAAGGGTGATCCTATAAGGTCGCATGAGGGGATGGTCTATGGTAGAATGTATGCTGACTGGAAAAAGAAAAAAGGATGGGACTAAAAGATCATCTTGGACCAAAGAAAGATTGGACTAAAGATGATTGGTTGCAATATGCCTGGATACAGAAACACAATCCTTGGATTGATGAAGAAGAAAGGCAGTACTGGAGGGATAAGATTGACGAATTATCTAATCATTGAACTCCTTATAATTACAATTCTTATGTTGTATTTTTTATTATGAGAATGAACGATCAGACTAAAATAGTCTTTGCTTTAGAACATGTAGCACATCTACATGATCTGATTAAGGACAATGAATATGAAGATTACTTGAAAGGTAACCTAGTTACTATAGAGTATGAACTTGAAAGACAACTAAGTAACCTCCAATACAATCGCAAACATGGCAGATCTAAAAGATTATCTAGACTCGATATACTTGACTAAGAAGGATCTCTCGGAAGAGGATCCAGAAGCGTGCAAGAAGTATCCTGCCTTCATTGTGAACAAATGTTGTTCCGCCCATATTGATTGTATTATGTTCGCAAATGAGATGAATATGAACCATCATCTCAGTAAGGACATGCAATATTCGTTTTATCTAAATAGTCTCAGGAAAAAGAAGAGATTCTCGCCCTGGCTCCGAAAGGATAAGATCAAGAACCTTGATGTTGTCAAATCATACTATGGTTATAGTAATGAGAAAGCAATCCAAGCATTGAAAATTCTTACTAAAGAGCAATTGGATTACATTAAAGCGAAACTTGACGTTGGAGGTACAGCATGACTGGGTTTACAGAACCTGAGATCGCTTGGTCACAAGATCAGATGATCGAAGTTACATTGAATGAACCTGATGATTTTCTCAAGGTAAGAGAGACTCTCACAAGAATTGGGGTAGCATCCCGTAAAGAGAAGAAGATATATCAATCATGTCATATACTGCACAAGCAGGGAAGATATTATATTGTTCATTTTAAAGAACTGTTTGCATTAGATGGAAAGTCTGCCAACCTTTCTATGAATGATGTGCAACGTAGGAATCGTATTATTACGTTACTATCTGATTGGGGTCTTATAACTATAATGAAACCTGAACAGATACAAGATGTTGCCCCACTCAATCAAATCAAAGTCTTGTCCTACAAGGATAAGGGTGACTGGACACTTGAGACCAAATATAATATTGGTAAGAAAAAGAAAGCAGTTCAATCATCTCCAAGTTCATTCGTAAAGTCTGAGTCTGGTGAATAGAATAGTCTTTAAAATTAGTCAAGATGGTACTGTAACTGAGGAAGTTCAAGGTGTTATCGGAAATGAGTGCGAGAAGATCACAGCTGAGGTTGAAAAGAAATTGGGTAATGTGGAAAATCGCATACATAAGGCAGAGTATTATCAGGCACAAGAGACTGTAACCGATGTCACACTTCAGTACAATCAAGACCAAGCTTAAGGATAAGGATGTACTTATAAAGGCACTGAATACCTTGAGTTATTCAGCTCAGGAGAATGTTTTATTAGATAATCCTGATGACCATGACCATAGGCAATGGAATGTTGAAGTTGGTATAACTCGTTATGTTGGATTTAAAAGATCTCAAGATGGAACACTTGAGTTAGTTGCAGAGTTAGATGCATGGGAAGAATCTATACCAATTGAAAGATTTCTACAGAAGGTTACCCAAGCATACGCAAGAGAAATGTTAGTAGAAACCGTACAAGAGAAAGGTTATACCGTAGTGTCCGAACAGAAAAGTGTAGACAACACTATAGAGTTAGTGGTTGAGAAGTGGTAGTATTGTGTTAAATAAAGGTGATTGCCTTCGGGGATCACAAAACACAAACTCGCTTAACAAGGAGCTACTATCATGAACAGCCTAACAAGGTATCATGCTGCCGATTTGCCACAATTAATGGAGCAAATCCACAAGAACAGTTTTGGACTGGATAACTATTTTGACCATATCTTTACAGGTCAACAACAGAACTATCCACCATATAACATTATTAATATTAATAATGTGGAATCAAGACTAGAGATCGCACTCGCTGGATTTAAAAAATCCGAAGTGAATGTTTATACAGAGTATGGTAAACTAGTCGTTGAAGGTAAAAAAGAGGATAAAGATGACACTGACTATGCCCATAGAGGTGTCGCTCAGAGAAACTTTACGAGATCATGGACTTTATCGGACGAAACAGAAGTGAGGTCAGTGACCTTTGAGGATGGACTTCTGACTGTCGATCTAGGTAAAGTGGTGCCCGAACACCATGCTCGTAAAGACTTCCTCTAAGTGGCAGATTAGGGGGAAGTTATTAGAAGAGGGGGTTACACCCCCTCTTTTTTATGTTATAATGGCTGCATGGAATTTAAAGATATTAATCTTCCCAACCAAGGCATATATCAAGTCACATTAGATGATAGTGATGTAGATCATATCTGGAATATTGTAAAGAAGTATTCGCCAGAGCATGTTCAATGGGATAATAATAAACTACTACATGATACGACTCGTAGATTGACTTGGGGATTATTTGATGATGGTAAGAAATTTCAGACTAATGTTTTAGAAAAGATTTTATATAAGTATCTTGGCAAATATGGTTTACCCGTAGAGATCACATCAACGCATGAACATAGATTTACTTTCAATAGGTTCTGGTGTAATGCCACAACTAAAGGTCAGTATCAAGCCTTGCATGACCATGATTCTCTTTTTAGTTTTGTAATATGGTTGAATGTTCCATATGATGCAGATGATGAGAGATCCATACAAGATGAGATGCATCCACAAGCAGGAGAGTTTGGGTTTGTGTATACTGATATTACTGGTAGAGTAAGACAGAAACCTATAGATCAATCCAAATGCCATAGTGGTACGATATTATTCTTTCCCAGTACCATACATCATCAGGTATTCCCTTTCTTTTCTACTGAGGACTATCGTATTACTTGTTCTGGTGATATTGTTTGGGCTTCACAACTTATAAAACATCCCCTTCGAGGAGATGTGATAGATATGGAAGGTGGTAATGTTCCCCTGACAGAATTAAAACGTATCAATTCCTATAGTTCTCAAGAGTTCATAGTAGGAGATCCTTTATTCAAAGATTTAAATCAGGCTGATATTGATAACCTTATGTCGGCAGACGCTACCTCTGGAAGTTATCAGAATACTTAATGGATATTAATAACAGACTCAATAATCATGAGTTGCCTGGATTAACTTCTCCATTTGATCCTCAAATATATGAGTGTCCTCATCATGCAATGATTCAGGAGATACTTATTAACTGGGTTACTGAGAATGCTAAGACCAGAGTTAATGGTGGAGCATTAAAGACTAAATTTTATAGTGGCAATGAAAGAGATCTTCGAGCACATGGTCTATTATTTGATTGGATAGTACTAACAATTAAAGATGCTGTTGATCAGTTCTCTAGGTTTACTAACTCTGCATATAATGAGAGTGCAGAGGAAACAAAAGTATTTAAAATTGCAGATTATTGGGGTATGATGTATGATGTGGGTGGAGGCACTGTACTTCATAATCATTTTCCATATAGTATATCTTTTGGATATTATCTTTGTACTCCAGATGGTAGTTCTCCTTTAATAATAGAGGGAAAAGAGATTCAGGTTACTGAGGGTAGGTTGATTATCTTTGGTGGGCATCAATCTCATGAGGTGCCAGACTCTGATATATCTGGTAGATGTATGATCGCTGGTAATATTGTATACACAGGGGCAATTGAATGATAGATTCTTTATTTTCTACTACGGTTTATCATGTTGATCTTGAACCTACTACTGAGGTTCATGGTGGAATGGTGGAGTATATTGATAGGTTCTATCATAAGAACATACAACATCTTGGGTTTGCTCCTAGTTTTACTGGAGAGATATTGGGTGATTCTCAGATATCATCTAAACCAGAATTCAAATGGATTACAGATCAGTTAGCAATACATCTTAAAAATTATATAAAGGAATTGGGTGCAACATTAGATCAAACAGACATTCATCCAGGCTCAGATATATACATTCCTCAGTCATGGCCTATTGTTTGTGTTAATGGTGGTGGAGTGGGATACCATAATCATTGTCAGTCGCACTTTAGTGCAGTCTTTTATGTTAGAACAGAAGAGGGTAATGATACAGGTCAGTTGGCAGTTCATGCTCCAGAACCAAATACCTTATCTGGTCTACCTATTTTTCATACAACGCCCACGGAATATAGTAGGAGGATAAAGACTTATAATGCTGTACAGAATAGATTAATGATATTTCCTTCTTCATTGAACCATGAGGTGAGAGAGTATCATGGAAAGACCAACAGGTATTCCATATCATATGATATATTGATTACTACCAAGAAGGAGTCAGGGAATTTCTGTCTGGTTAATCCAAGTAGATGGAATAAAATTGGGGGTTGACAGGGATGGACAGTTGAGTTATACTGTATTTGTTGAGAGCTCAACATAGGGAGTGACTGAATAATCTTTCTGGCAAATGCTGGATAAGGTGATGAGACACAGGTGGTGCTGCACCGAGAGGTGAATCGACTTACCAGTCGGGTCTCAGGCAGAGATGTAAACTTTACTACTGTAGTAATGCCCGTCTCTTGTTGGTACACAGGAACCCAACCTCCCACACCTTTTGCGGGTCTAGTTTAGTGGTAAAATCAGAGGTTTCCAACCTCCAGTTCTCAGTTCGATTCTGAGGATCCGCTTCCCCACCAGACGGAACTTAATTCAGTTTGGTAGAATGCTCGCTTTGGGAGCGAGATGTCATAGGTTCAAATCCTATAGTTCCGATAAATAACATACCATGTCTATTAAACTGGTTTTATTAAAATCAAACGAAGAAGTCATTGCAGATGTAAAGGAACTCGTAGATGCGGATGACAAACCCATCTTTATAGTTCTTGAGAACGCTTACTGTTGCAAGTTGATTGAAGCACCTGTACTCTTAGCAGAAGGTAAAGAGGAAACAGGTGAGTCACAGTATAGTGTGCAATATTATCCTTGGATGCCTTTATCTGCAGAGAGAAAAATATCAATTGATCCCAGCTGGGTTGTAACAATAGTAGAACCTAGTGAAATGGTTAAAAGATCCTATGTGGATAGGATGGAAGCTGAGAAAAATAAATGAAACGTTGGCTGAATTTGGATATCCATAGACCTTGGGATCGTCCCAAAAAAGATCCTAAAAGAAAGATACATACAGACGAGTATATGCAAAAGGGATGGGATAGTTCTCCACACCTAGCAGTACATCCCTACAAACGTGGCAGTCGTCATAATAAAATAGGCATGTGGATTATGTGGATTTTCTATATCATAGTAATAGCTCAAGTAACTTATGCTATATCAGTTATACCCTTTTGGCCTATAACTGCGATGTTATGTATTGGATTATTATTTGGTGCATATGTAGTAATCACTGCCAAAAACAACGGACACTAAAATGGAAAACGAAATCAAAATTCTTGTACTGGTCAATAATGATTTGATCATTGCTCAGGTAGAGGAAGTTGCTGCATTGGATATGGGAGATCCCAATTGTAAATTGGTTGCTCCTTTTAAAGTCAATCCTCTTAACGGAGATTTACATCCTTGGTTAAGTGAAGTTACAGATGACAAGGAAGTTATGATGTGTTCTGATAAGATATTAACTTTGGTCGAACCACATGCAACTATAGTTGATGAGTATTTAAAGAGGGCAGTAGTACCAGACACTACAGATGATTGAGAATATATTTCCAACGCCAATTTATTTTGATGATGTAGAACATCTGGATAATATCCAGAAAGAATTGGGTGAGTGTGCTGAAAGTTTACAGTATGATATTACTGATAAACTTCGTATGTATAGTAATGATCACTCATACCAGACTGATATAATTGGTGATAAGAAATTATATAATTTTGCTGAGGAACTTGATACCCATATTCAGAACTACTGTACTGAACTGGGGTTTCCTATTAGGCCATATAAGATTGATTCATCATGGTTTGTTGCATATAAGAAAGGCAATTATTGTACTGTCCACTCTCATGGACATGTGGACATATCTGGTGTATACTATGTGGATACCAATGGGGAAGATGGAAATTTATTTTTTGTCTGTCCAACGCCAGGTTTGATGACTTCTCTTTGTTTCCTTAAGGATCCTATATGGGAACACAAACCAGAAGTAGGTAAGATAATGTTATGGCCAGGTTGTTTACAACATGGAGTACATGAAAACCTTACAGACCACACTAGAATTGCACTAGCATTCAACATCGTTTTCCAAAGATGAAATTTTACACAAATGTATTTCAGATCGGCAATAGTATGCTGATTAGAGGATATGATAATGGAAAACACTTTAGTGATAGACAGGAATTTCGTCCTACATTTTTTGTGCCTTCTAAAAAGAAGAGGAGTAAGTGGAAGACTCTTAATGGTCAATTAGTAGAACCAGTTAAACCTGGCACGATAAGAGATTGTAGAGAATTTATTGATAAGTATTCTCAGGTTCAGGGGTTTAATGTATATGGTAATGAGAGATATGTTCACCAATACATTGCTGAGAATTATCCAGAGGATGAGATAAAGTTTGACCTATCTAAAATTAAATTAGTAACGATTGACATTGAGGTTGCTGCGGAGAGTGGTTTCCCTGATGTCTTTAATGTTGCGGAAGAACTTCTTCTGATTACAATACAGGATTATAATACAAAGTTTATTACTACATTTGGATCTAGGCCATACAAGACTAATCCTAACAGGAAGAACTATAGGTATGTGGACTGCCACAACGAGAAAGGATTGATTGATACATTCCTTAGATGGTGGCAAGAACACACGCCTGAGGTCGTTACAGGGTGGAACTGCGAACTATATGATATCCCTTATCTTGTAGGTAGAGTGGAGAGACTCTTTGGTGAGAAATATGCCAAGAAATTCTCACCTTGGGGTATTGTTAGAAGGAATGAGATACGTATTCAGGGTAGAGATAATATTGCATATGATATTGCAGGTGTATCCATTATGGATTACCTTGATTTGTATAAGAAATCTCCTGCTACACCTAACCAAGAGAGTTTCCGATTGGATCATATTGCTCTGATGGAATTGGGTCAACAGAAGTTAGACCACTCTGAGTTTGATACTTTCCGAGAGTTCTATACTAAGAATTGGCAGAAGTTTGTAGATTATAATATCGTTGACGTTGAACTGGTAGATAAACTTGAGGATAAGTTGAAACTTATTGATCTATGTTGTACTCGTGCGTATGATGC